CTATTAAATCTTGAAAGAGGAAAAACCTATATTTTCAATCAAGATAATGTTACTAATTTAGATGAATTTTTATTCTTTTCTGAAACTGAAAATGGGTGGCATTCTACTGGCAATTCTGGTGATATTGGTGACACGAATTACATTTATCAATTAGGAGTTGAATATTATCTTGATGGATCTGCAGTAGCATTATCTACATATATCTCTAATTTTAATAGTTCAACTACTAGAGAACTTAGATTTACTGTTCCTGCAACAGCACCAAGACTTCTTTATATCTTTGCATACTCGACTACTGGTCTTGGAATCAGAACAGTTCAAGATGGATATCTTCTTGGTGATTTGGTTGAAGATTATATTTACGATTCTACGGTCGGCACTCTTGACGCTTATAATGGTAAGTTCGGTGTAACTCCTGAATATCCTAATGGTACTTATGCATATTTCATGACAGAGGACTCCAATGGTGATCCCGTATACCCATATGCCATTGGACCTAGAATGTATAGCACACCTTTATTTGAAGGTGATACCGTTCCTGCAATTGTAGATACATTCCCTTCTGGTGCAAGTGGTCAGGTAGTATTGGATGATGCTGGTAGAGTCTCTTATATCAAGATGACTTCTAATGGTGACAATTATTTTGGTCCTGCAAAAGCAAAGATTCTTGGTGGTGAGGGAACTGGTGCATTAGCAACTCCAGCAGTTCAAACTGTAACTGGTTTATCTCTACTCAATCCTGGCAGAAGTTATCAATCTGCACCCACACTTATCTTTGAAGGTGGTGGCGGACAAGGTGCTCAAGGATCCGCTAAAATTGATCAGAATGGTAGAGTTACTTCTATTTCACTGTCTGATCCTGGTGAATTTTATCAAGAAGCACCATATATCTTATTGACAGGCGGTGGCGGAACAGGAGCAAAAGCAGTTGCTAATATTGATCAAGGTCAAATTACTGGTATTACGGTTACTGAAGAGGGTCAGGGATATACCTCTGCTCCGAATGTAATTTTCAATCGTCTTGTAAATCTCAAGAGAAAGAACCGTGCTCGTCAGGCATTTAATTCTTATGCAATTTATCTAACAGGTATTACTAAAACTGTTGGTGCAGCAGACGATGAAATTTTTGTAAAAAGCACTTCATCTTTCCCTGGATCTGGAGAACTTATTCTTGAATATGAAACTATCTCATATACTGCAAAGACTGATGAAAGTTTTACTGGTCTAACCAGAGGTGTGAATTTCAAATATGATCAAAGAGTTGTTCTTGACGATAGTCAGAATGATCAGTTTGGAATTTCAACATATCAATTTAACGTTGGTGATAGACTCATTAGAAGGGTTGAAAGTTCTACTAGCAAAGTTGCTAAAGTTTATGATTGGGATCCTACAACCAGGGAACTTCTCGTAACATTTGAAGTTGATGAATTGGCATTCATTGATGGTGGTATTCCTTCTACTGAAGATAATATCGTTCAATTTGATGCTGGTGTTGCAAATTCAAGTAGTAATTCAGATTTACCACATGTTTTAGTAACTACTGAAGATGCAAATGACACTATTACTTTATTGACTGTACCTATTTCAACTCTCACCAATAGAAAATTTGAGGATGATGATGAACTTGATGGTGCTGGTGATGGTATTGCCGATTTGGTAAATACAGGAACATCTTTCGAGAACCAAATCAATCTTGATGGTGGCATTTTCAATTCACTTTATGGTATTGAAGAAACGCAAGGTGGTCAAAACACTACACTGTTTGCTCTCGGTGATGAAGTCAAAGATGCTTCAATTCCATTTAGATATGCTTCAATGGCGTCTGTAGGTGGACTTAGTGAAGGTGTCGAACATAATGCTATTGCTAAAATTTATTTGGATGTTAACAATGGCAATGGTCAAAACTTCAGCGTTAATGAAACTGTTACTGGTGCCGTTTCTGGTATTCAAGCAACTGTAGTTTCTTGGGACCCTAACGAATCTATTGTTACTGTTCAGAACATTATTCCATTTAATACTGGCAATGTTAATGTAGGTAATGCTGGATTTTTACATCAATTCTCTGAAGATTCTACAATTGTTGATGTTTATATTCAAAATGCTGGAACAAACTATACCGCAGCACCAACGATTGCATTTGAAAACACTGGAGATATTCAGGCAACTGGTACAGTTAACTTAACTTCTGCTGGAGACCAAGTTGCAAGTATTTCGATTACGAATGGTGGTTATGGTATTCCTCAAACCGTTGATGGCACATACAATCTTCATCCAACAATTACATTTACAAATGATGTTTCCGATACCACTGGATCTGGTGCAGTAGCATATGCAATTATGGGTGGAGAAAACTTAGGTGGCAATGGTGGTGCTAATTATAGAATTAAGCGTATTGAGTATTCTACAAGCATCCGCTCGTAATCTTCATAAATAAACAAGAGGACAATAATCCCATAGGAAATGGCAGCTCTATTAACTGATCAATTTAGGATTTTTTCTGCGAAAAAATTCATTAAAGCACTTGAAGGTCCTACCGCGACACAAAGCGATAGTGATGCAGGTGCTAACCGAGATCGACTATATGTCTTTATCGGTAGACCCCAAGCATGGGATAACGAAAACTCTCCACCTCAAGCAGTGGATTCGTTTTCAGAATTCTCTAATGCTTATGATGATATGATCTCTTTGAAGCGTGTTCTCGCTTCAGATACAGTTCAAGTTGTTCGTCGTATTGACTGGGTTACTCCTGAACAAACCACTGGTGGTTTGGGTTTCACCTATGACATGTATCGTCACGATTATTCTCCTTCTAAGACTGCCTCCTCTGGTGCTACTAAACTTTATGATTCTGACTTTTATGTTGTGAACTCACAATATCAAGTCTATAAGTGCATTTATAATGGAACCTCGCCATCCGATCCTAATGGGAAACCTTCTACAGTTGAGCCTACTGGCACTTCCACTAGCATCATCACTACTGGTGATGGATATCGTTGGAAATACATGTACACCATTCCTGTCGCTTCAGTCCTCAAGTTTTTCTCCAACGATTACATGCCTGCGTTCACAAATGACGCAGTAAAAACAAATGCTGTCGCTGGTGAAATTGATACAGTTGTAATTAACTCTGCTGGTTCTGGTTACAACAATGGCACCTATGATAATGTCTCTATCAATGGAGATGGCACTGGTGGTCGTGTTTCTATCGTTGTTGATGGTGGTAAGATTATTTCTGCTACTGTTACCTCTGGTGGAACAGGATATACCTTTGGACAAATTAGTATTGGTAATATTCAGGGTATTGGAACAGGAACTGCTGGTGAAGTTGATGTAATTATTCCTCCTCCAAATGGTCACGGTTTTGATCCTACAATTGAGTTGGGTGCTTTCCGTGTAATGATTAACGCCAAACTTTCTTATGATGAAGGTGCTGGCGACTTCCCTATTGATAACGACTATCGTCGTATTGGTTTGATTACCAATCCCTTGACATTTGGAACGTCTGAGTTGCTTGCATCTCTCACAGTTTCTGCTACAAAAGCAGTTATATTTTCACCAACCTTCCAAGGTAACTATGTTCCTGATGAAATCATCACACAAACTCGTGTTGTTGGAGGAACTAACGTAACTGCTCGTGCTCGTGTGATTTCTTGGAATCCTACAACTAAAGTTTTGAAGTATTATCAGAACTCCGTTGATGGTATTTTCCCAGAAGTTACTGGTACACAAAATGAGTTTGATGGTTCTAACGTAATTAATGGTGGTGTTTCTGGTGCTGCTGGACAACCTGATGTGAACTTCCCTGCAGTTCCCAATTCATCCTCCAGAACTATCAACGCTACTGAGTATGACTTAGGTATGAAATTTAACAACGGGTATGCAAAATCCGAGATTGAACCAAACAGCGGTCAGGTTGTTTATATAGATAATAGGAGATCAATTAGTCGTGCAAACGACCAGGTAGAAGACATCAAAATCGTAATCGAATTCTAATGGCACAAAATACCAATTTAAACGTCACACCTTATTACGACGATTTCGATAAGGATAAGAATTTTTATCGAGTGCTGTTCCGTCCTGGATTTCCAATTCAGGCGAGAGAACTCACTACGATGCAGAGTGTCCTGCAGAATCAGGTAGAGACTATTGGAACGCACCTGTTCAAAGACGGTGCAATGGTCATTCCTGGTCAGGTAGGTTACGATCTGGATGTTCAAGCAATTTTACTTCAGGAATCTTTCCTTGGTAGCGATGTTGAGACATATAGAACTCAATTAAATGGAACGATTATTGAAGGTCTAACAACTGGTGTTAGAGCAAAGGTCCTCTATAGTATCTCTGCTACAGAATCTGAGAGAGGATACATCACACTATACGTTAAGTATATTGATTCTGGTGACACTACTTCTGATACTGGTCTCAAAACATTCCAAATCAATGAGCAGTTGATTACCGATAAGGAGATTACGTTCGGTACAACTCTGATTGAAATTGGCACACCTTTTGCTCAGTTGCTGCCTGTCAACGCAACTGCTGTAGGTTCTACTGCATACATTAGTGAAGGTGTCTACTACATTAGAGGGCACTTTGTAAATGTTCCTAGTAACTATCTGATTCTCAATCAGTATGATAGCAATCCTTCTTATCGTGTTGGTTTAGAAATTCTAGAGTCCATTGTTACTCCTGAAGACGATGAAACACTGAATGATAATGCTGCTGGTACATCTAACTATTCAGCACCTGGTGCTCATAGATTTAAGATTAGCACTCAGTTTGTAAAACGTCTTCTTGATGACGAAGCAGATAAAGATTTTATCGAACTGCTTAGAATCAACAATAGTAAAATTGAAAATTTTGTTGAAAGAACTGAGTATAGTGAACTTGAGAAGTCCATGGCTCGTAGGACTTTTGAAGAGTCTGGCGACTATGTAATTGATACCTTTGATGTTAAACTAAGAGAACACCTTGACGATGGTTTCAATAATGGTGTTTATGAAAGTGGTAGAACATCTGGTGATGGAAACACCGCATCTGAAGATAGATTAGCAATTGAGGTTTCTCCTGGTAAGGCATATATCAGAGGTTATAGAAACGAATTCCTCACACCACAATATGTTGATGTATTAAAACCCAGAGAATTTGATAGTCGTCAAAATGGCATTATCAACTTTACTTTAGGTAATTTTGTCAAAGTATATGATGTTCATGGTTGGCCAGAGGTTTCTGGTGACGGTGTTACTGATGCATATCAGATCCTGAATCTCTATGATGATTGGGCACCAAATGCTACTAGTTCTGTTAAGTCTGGTGCCAATAGGATTGGTAGATGTCGTGTCGTTCAGATGAAGAAGGCAAGCACTGCCTTAACAGCAACATCTCCTTTTGGAACAAGTCCTACCATCGCTGGTGGTGTGTATGACATGTATTTCATGGATGTTCAGATGTTTACTGTTCTGAACATTGGCAATGCTGTAACTCCATATACTGCTGGTGTTAGAATTACAGGTAAGACTTCAGGTGCATCTGGTTTTATTGCAGATACTGGTAATAATACACATTACATCTATCTTGAGCAAGTTGATGGTGTTTTCTCCAATGGAGAAATTCTTGAAATCAACGGTAGAAATGTTGGTACTTTAGAAGCAGCACATAGTTATCAGTTAACTGATGTTAGATCTTCCTTTGGTCTTACTGGAACGTCAACAATTAGATTCGGTTGCAACTGGGTTCTCAACGATTCTCGTGCTATCGAAGTATCTACTGTTGATATTGATGATACAACTGATGATGAAATTACTGGTTTCAGAACTAGATTTGAAAAAGATCTTAGACCTGGTGATGTTGTAACAGCAGTTATTTCCGACTTAGAAGGAAATAACACTCATCGTATTCTTAGAGTTGATCCAACTGCTATTGGTGTAACAACCGCCAATAAGAAAAATAGTGTTGCTGATTCTGCTGTCATTTTTGACTATGCTGATCAGACTGCAAAAATTGATGGATCTTTAAAAGTTGGCACTATTGCAGATGGACAATACAGTGAATTAGTTAGATTACGTCCCTTTATCTTCCAAAAGGATTATCAGAACGGAGAACTTTCGTTTGACCTTCCAGAAGATGTTATGAAGTCTCTGGACGATGAATCGTTCTTTGTTTATAGAAACTTTGCTTCTAAGACTGTAACCACTGGTTCGATCACATTTACTTTGCCCGAATCAGAATCTTTCGGTGCATTGTCTGGAGATAATTATATTCTTACTATTATTAATAATGGTGGTTCTGGTACATATGCAAATGGTGAAAACGTTGATATTGATGCTGAAGTAGATGCTGGTAACTTAACAACCTCGTTTGGTTCTGGTAATCAGTCGTTCTCTATTAGTGGTCTTGGTAATGTTGCTACTGTCACTCTGACTGCACTTGTTTCTAAGAACACTGTTGCTAAAAAAATTAAAACTGCTGGTAAGATGAAGTCTTTGAAAGTCTTTAAGACTTTCCAAGATCTCGAAACACAACCCACTGGTTTAGCATATAGTTCTTTATATGGAACTAGAGTTGAAGATAAAGATATTTCTTTCGGTGTAAATGATGTCTATAAGATTCATGCAATCTATGAATCTTATGATGACAACGATGCGTCTTCTCCTTATGTTGTTCTTACAGAATCTACATTCTTCCAAACTGGAACTCTGATTGTTGGTAAAACTTCTGGTGCTAGAGGTCGTGTAATTTCATTCTCTAACGCTGATTTGAAATTATATTATGTTGCACTTAATGAAATTCCTTTCTTACAGGGCGAGACCATTAATGGTAGTGACTTGTCTGGTGATCCCACCACAGGTATTGTTGATGATGGTGTCAATTCTGTATTTGCTGGAAGTAAAGTTATTACAGATCAGTTTGAACTTGAGGCAGGTCAAAGAACCAATTTCTATGATGTTTCAAAACTGGTTCGTCTTCCCTCTACTGTTGCACCCACAAGAAGACTGTTAGTAATCTTCGATTATCTTATTCACGAGGCATCGGGTGATTATTTCTCTGCAGAATCTTATAGTGGTATTCTTTACAAAGAGATTCCTAACTATAAACTGGATGGTTCTATTAAGTTCATTCGTGATCAGATCGACTTCCGTCCTGCTGTCAAAGAACTAAGAAATGGTTCGGGAACGGTTAGTGCTCCTTACTATGTGAACTGTACAACTTTCGACTTTGTTTCTAGAGTCTTTGATACAACGGGTGGTAGCGGTGGTGCTACTATTTTCGATATTATGCAGGTTGACTCTTCATTTAGAGCAGACTATTCCTGGTATCTTCCAAGAATTGACAAATTATATCTCTCTCATGATGGTAAACTGGTTATCTCTACAGGTGTTTCTGGATATTATCTAATTCCTCCTGCAGATATTGCTAATGCTATGTTGTTAGCAACTATTGAATATAAACCATATGTATTTGATCCTGAAAGAGATGTTCTGGTTACTACAGAAGTAATCCGTCGTTATACTATGAAGGATATCGGTGATTTAGAGACCCGACTTTCTCACGTTGAATATTATACTTCACTGTCTCTTCTTGAGTCACAGACAGAAAACACTAAGACTTATGATGAAAATGGTTTTGATCGTCTGAAGAATGGTTATGTCGTTGATGACTTTACTGATCATACTACTGGTGCAGTATATCATCCAGACTACAAGTGCTCTTTAGACTTTAGAGAGGGTCAACTTCGTCCTCAACACTATACAACCAACGTTGCTCTTCAGTTCGTTCAGGATGATTCTACAAATATTGTGAAGACTGAGGGTAATGTCCTCATGCTTCCCTATGAAGATGTAGCGATTGTCACTCAACCTTATGCATCTAGAACAGAGAACGTCAACCCATTTAACGTCTTTACCTTCATCGGTCGTGTTGACTTAACACCTGCATCTGATGACTGGATTGATATTAATCGTCTTCCTGCTCGTGTTGAAAACGTTGAAGGTGACTTCTCTGCTGTTGCGAGAGATCTGAACATTGATCAGAACGGTTTTGCTCCTATTCAATGGGGTTCTTGGCAGACTAACTGGACGGGTGAATCCCTTCAATCCAGAAACAGATTCCAGTCAACATCTGGTACTTATGGTATTGGTCGTCAGTTGGGTCGTGCTGGTCACGGTCAGCGTCGTCAAGGTCTGTTCTATCTGCACGAACGTAGAACAATTCGTGTTGTTAATAATCAATCCCGTCAAGGTGTTAGAACTAAGGTTGTTCCTAAGATTGAACGCAAGTCTCTTGGTGATACTATTTTGTCACAAACAGCAATTCCTTGGATTCGCTCCAGAAACATTGGATTTAATGTTGATCGTCTGAAACCTCGCACTAGAATGTATGCATTCTTTGATGGTAAGGACATCAATACTTACATGACACCAAAAGTTATTGAGATCATCAAAAACTCTAATACTGATGCAAGAACTAATGAAACGCCTTTCGTTGTTGATGAAACTGTAATCGGTCAAACTTCTGGTTGTCAATTAAAGGTTGTTGCACCTAATGATGGATATAAAACTAATCCTTATGGCAAGGGAACCGAAACATTACCTACATCTTATGCATCACAAACACCTTATTTGAATCATGATATCACTGCAATGGCAGAGACAATCTCTCCAGATTTCTTTGGTAACATGCAGGTTGGTGAGATCTTAGTTGGTCAAACTTCTGGTGCTAGAGCAGTTGTTAAGGATCGTCGTTTCCTTACCGATAATGTTGGTAATCTTCAAGGTACCTTCTTTATTCCTGATCCCAAGAATGATGCAAATCCTCGTTGGTCAACAGGAACTAGAAGTTTTAGATTTACAACTTCCGAAACAAATAGTAGAGCAGTTGGTCAAGTAGATTCTTCTGCAGATACAACGTATTCCGCAACAGGAACACTTCAAACCGTTCGCGAAAATATTCTTGCAGTTAGAAACGCTGAGATTGTTCGTGATACTGTTTCTGAAGATAGAGTTGTTCAAACAACCAGAACTGAGACACGTCAGATTGGTTGGTATGACCCTCTTGCACAGTCCTTTATCATTGAAGAAGAAGGTGGTATATTTGTCTCCTCTGTTGAAATCTACTTCAATACAAAGGATGATAACATTCCCATCTCCATGCAGATTAGAACCATGGAAAATGGTTACCCAACGAAGACAATTCTTCCCTTCTCTGATGTTACCCTCACACCTGATCAGGTAGAACTTTCTGAAACTGCTGCGGTGCCTACTAAGTTTACCTTCCAAGCACCTGTCTATATTAAGGCATCGGTTGAATATTGTTTCGTTCTCCTGTCCGACTCTAATGAATATAAGGTCTGGATCTCTAGAATGGGTGACGTTGAAGTTAGTGGAGATAGAACTATCTCCGAACAACCTTATGCTGGTGTTCTGTTCAAATCACAGAACGCATCTACCTGGACTGCTGACCAATATGAAGATTTGAAGTTTACTGTGTATCGTGCAAACTTTACATCAACATCAGGCACAGTTGCTTTACAAAATACACCCCAAGGCAAGGGTAACAATGGTGTCCATAGACTGATTGATAATCCCATTCAGACTATCAAACCAAAACTCACCGTTAGTCTTGGTCCACCAGCTACCCAATATACCTTTAGTGAGGGTGCAAGACTTCTACAGCAAACTAGTAATGCTGCTGGTACAGTAACTGCCACTACAACGTCGAGCAGTCTTGCTGATACAATCACTATCACTGATGTTTCTGGTAACTGGTTACAAGGATCTAATACAACTTATTTGGTTAGATCTTCCGAAGCAATTGCCACACAGGTAGTTGGTAGTGCTGCTGGAACACTTGAAGTTGGTGATGTTGTTACTGGTGCAACTTCTGGTTCTATTGGTATTGTTAAGACCTGGGATGGTTCTACCAACCTGGTTCTTCATTACATTACAGGCGCATTCACTGCAACAGAAACTATTTCTGAAGCAGGCGGTTGGCAAGCTACCGTAACTTCTTCTACTGAAAGTGGAGATTCTTATGGTGCATATCTGTCTTCTGCGCCTACTTTTGCAAATGACGAGAAGGAAATTCTCATCTACCATAGAAATCATGGTATGCACAGCAGACAAAATAATGTAAAGATTGAAGGCGTGCGGTCTGAAATTGGAGTAACATCACTAACCAGTTCTTTAGCAATCGCTGCTACAACAATTTCTGTTGATAACGCATCACTGTTCCACAAGATTATTAATGGTGCTGCTATTAGTGATGCTAATCCTGGTTACATAAAGATTGATGATGAAATCATCAAATATTCTGCAATCTCTAGCGATGGTAAAACCATCACTGTTGCCACATCGGGTAGAGGTGCTGCAACAACAACGGATGCTGCTCATGCATCTGGAGCAGTTGTAGAATGTTATAATCTTGATGGTATTCCTCTGATTGATATCAATAAAACTCATACGAGTCTTGAGTGTCCTTGGATGGACACATATATGCTTCAAATGAGTGGCGTTGCTACGAATGGTATTCGTGCAGGCGGTAATCAAGTCTTTGCCACTCAGAACGTTCAATTTGAAACTTTAACACCAACAGTTTCTACTATGAACCTACCCGAGACTACTATCACTGCTAGAATTAATACTACTAGCGCAACTTCTGTTGGTGATGGTGGTGGTGAAGGTGGTTCTTCACCTCGTGATCAACCATCGTTTGTTAATGATGGTTCCTACGTTCCTGTCACGCTGAATGATCTAAATATCTTTGACAATCCAAGAATGGTTTGTTCTGAAGTTAACGAAAACGCAAAACTGGATGGTGAGAAGTCGCTGAAACTTCTTATTGATCTTTCCACAGAAAAATCAACTCTTTCTCCTGTAGTTGATTTGGATAGATGTTCATTAATTACTACAACAAATAGAATTAATGAATGGCCAGGTGGTCCTCAACCCTATGGACAGCAAGGACTCATTGATACAACTCAGGATGTTTCTAAACTTCCAATCGGTGATCAAAATGATTGCGTTTACATCACACGTCTGGCAAGACTTGTAAGAGAATCTAAGACTCTGCGAGTTGATTTCCAAATGTCGCGTCCACCTGAAGCAGAAGTTAGACTCTACTATAGAGCATTCCAAGCAGGTACAAACGATAGTGAGGATTCTCTTGGTTGGACTTTGATGGCACTACCTCTGCAGTATGATTCTTCACCTTCTGAAGAAGTTTTGTGGAAAGATTATTACTATGAGGTTAGTGGTCTGAACTTCAATGCATTCCAAGTCAAACTTGTCTTAAGATCTTCTAGTCAGGCAAAAATTCCTCTGATTGCTGATCTTCGTTGTATTGCTCTTGCTACTTAATGGATCAACAAAATTTTGAAAATATGATTCCTGTTGATGGTCACGATGGTTGGTATCGTGATCCATCTTCAAACGCAATCGTGAATGCTAACCAATCAGAATATGATAAATATATGGCATCCTACAATAGAAGGAAGCAAGAAAAGATTGACAAAGAAGCTTTACAAACTGAGGTTTCTGAGTTAAAATCTGAAATGAGTGATATCAAAGCACTCTTGCTAACGTTAGTCCAAAATCAAGATAAACATCATGACAATTGATAAGGTTTCACAAGATGAACTGCATGGTCAGTTCAAACAGCGTCTCCAAAATATCATTGCTGAAAATCAGCAACTAGCACAAAAAATCAAAGAGAATGAGGCAGTTGCATTGAAACTGCAAGGTGCTTTGGAAACTCTAGAGTACTATGATCCTTCTCTTGGAGAAACGCCAGAAGAAACGATGTCCGCTCCGCCCGACGAAGAAGTTGACGAAGCAGACGCCGAATAATAGAAGGGAGGGCGTTGGTCCTCCTTTTTTAATGGCATAAATAACTCGGAAGCATTTACTATCAGGTTGTCCTAGAAAAATGGCAAATAGAATTCAATTAAGAAGGGGTGGTGCTCAGGAATGGCAGAACGCTAACCCTATTCTTGCACAAGGCGAATTGGGCATCGAACTTGATACTGGTCGTATCAAAATCGGTGATGGTGTTACTGCATGGAACACCTTACGTTATGAACGCCCTGTAGAATCCGTATCTAATACGGCAAATACTCTCGTTCAGAGAGATGCTGATGGTAACTTCCAAGCAGGCACTATTACTGCAACAGTTATTGGTAACGCTTCCACCGCAACCAGACTTGCTTCTTCCAGACAGATTCAGTTACTCACTGATGTTCAGGGTTCTGGTATTTTTGACGGTTCTTCAAACCTTAACATCAATGCGGAACTTCAGTTAGTTCCCACCTTGCCTCACTATGACGGCACATCATCTCCCACTGGCACCTACACGAAAGTCACAGTAGATGCTAAGGGTAGAATTACAAATGCTTCTAACCCCACAACTCTTGCTGAGTATGGTCTGAATACAGGCATTGAAGGAACTGGTGCTCAACCATATGACAATGACCTGAACGCCATTTCTGGTCTTACAACAACTGGATTGATCTCCAGAACAAGCACTGGAAATATGTCTACCAGGACAATTACTGGTACGGCAACAAGAATTGCAATTAATGATGGTGGTGGTATTAATGGTAACCCCACCATTGATCTTATTACAACTGCTGTTACAGCAGGTGATTACAATACTGAGTCTCTGACATCAGTATCTTCTGCTGGATCTAATAGTGAACCCTATGGCACTGAGACTGTAAACGCTACGAAATTTACAGTTGATGCTTATGGTAGGTTAACAAACGCTGTCAATGTGCCTATCGCTACTGCTACTGAGGGTAGCAAGTATCCTAACTATGATGCAGGGACTGCTTACTCTAGATATGCAATCATTCAGAATGCATCAAAGGTATACCAAGCAATTGCGGACATTAGTGCTGGTGCTGGTGCTCCTACTCATTCCAGTGGTGATACTGGATCATGGCGTTACCTCGCGGCTGAAGCAACGGAACAGAAGGGACTGGCTTCCTTTGCACAGGAAGATTTCGATGTTGACAGCAACGGGCACGTCACCATCGCTGCATTAGGCGTAGATAATACACAATTACAAAATAATAGAGTCTCTTTTGCTGATGGAAATACAAAAGAAGACTTTGAACTTGATCAAGAACTAACTGCAACTACTGGTTACAGAGGTTTCAACTATCTTAATTATGTTAAAGTTAATGATACTAGTGGCAACTTACTGTTTGGCGCTAATAATACAGGGGACAGTGGCGCTGGTGAGATTGATGTCAATGTCCGTTCCTATTTTTCTGATCCTGATATTACTCTTGACGGAACAGTTGATCAGACACTGGATAAAACTGGGGATGGTAATCTTACCTTCCAGTTAACTCAAAATGACAACAACAATAGATCTATTAACATTTTCGCTACAAATGCTGGGTCTGGTGAGTCTAGAGTTACAATCACGGCAGAAGATCGTGTTGACATTGATACCTCTGATGTGAATGGTAAAGTCCATATAGAAACTGCAAGATTCCAAGGTAGTTTTATCGGCTCAAGCGGTTCCACAATAAATCTTGACCCTGGTGATGATCGTGCTGTAACTGGCACCGTTCGTGTCTGGGGTGACCTCCAAGTTGACGGTGTAACAACAACTGTAAACAGCACAACCTTACAAGTTGATGATCCTATCATCACTCTCGGTGGTGATACTACTCCTACATCGGATGATAACAAAGATCGTGGTGTCGAGTTTAGTTACTATGACACTCAAGCAAGAGTAGGTTTCTATGGTTGGGACACTAACTATACTGATCTGGGTGGTCATGAAGGTGGTTATCGTTTTCTTCATGCTGCTACAAATACTTCCGAAGTTTTTAGTGGCACTGATTCTGGTATTATTGCTGGTAACCTTAAGTTAACAACTAATACTAACTCCACTTCTAACACAACTGGTGACCTCGTAGTTGCTGGTGGTGTTGGTATTGGGGACGATGTTAATATCGGCGGTCTTCTGGATGTTGATGGTACATTCCGTGCTAACAGCACTTCCCGCTTTGATGATAACATCGTTCTGCAGGGTGCATCCAAGACTCTGCAACTGAACAATGGTTCTGGAACTACGAAGATTGAGTTCCAATCTACAACTGGTAATGCAAGCATCGGTGGTGTAACTGATATTACAGGCAACCTCAACGTTAATACCAATAAGTTTAATGTTGTTGCTGCTTCTGGTAACACTACTATTGCTGGCACCTTAGGTGTTACAGGTATCGCAACATTTTCTAATAATATTGATGCAAATGGTGATGTTGCAATCTCAGGTAACATTCACTCTGAAAGCACAAATGACATCACAGTTGCTAAGGATGGCACAACTGGTGAATGGTTAATTCAGTCCAATGACTATGGTTCTCTGAGAGTTGATGGTGGTGCATATGTCGCTGGTGATGCACTGATCGATGGAACACTACACGTTAACGGTGCTATTGAAGTTAAAGATAGTGCGACAGAGGCAGAATCGAGACTGAACTGGTTGCGTGTCAGATACAGAGGTCGTTTCGGTGACTCTTATCAGGCAACTCCTAGTTACGCATCTCATAACACTACAACTCTTAGAGCACACGGTGGTGCTGGTGTTGAAAAGACTCTGCACGTTGGTGGCACAGGATCTGGTGAAGGTCTGTTTGTTGGTAAGAGAAACTCTGGCGATAGCGTTAAGTTCTCTGTCCTTGGTGCATCTGGTAATACTGATATTCAAGGTACTTTGGATGTCAATGGTGCAACAGAGATTACAAATACTCTGGATGTCAGCAACGCTGTTACTTTCGATCAAACTCTGACAGTTGCAGGAAACTCCGAGTTTAATGGCACTGTTGATGTCGATGCAGACTTTGCAGTCAGAAATGGTACTACTGATAAGTTCACTGTTGATAATGTAACTGGTAATACTGTTACTGCTGGCACCTTGACAGTTGATGGTGAAACTAATATCACCGATACTCTGAATGTTTCTGCAAACGGAGAATTCTTCAAAGTTAGAAATGGTAATAATGCCAATAAGTTTACTGTTGATACTGACAACGGTAACACTGAAATTATGGGAACCTTGGAGGTTGATGGTAATACAACGATCAACGATTCTTTAATTATCCAAAGTAATAATGAAGTCTTCCACATCAACAATGGTTCTGCTGTAACTAAGTTCAGTGTTGATACTGACAATGGTAATACAAACATCATCGGCACACTGACAGTTGGTGATGCAACTCAGATTAACGATACTCTGGGTGCATCGGGTATTGTTACACTCACTAATAACACCGACCAGACTCTGACAGGTAACTACGGTGCTGACGGCGCTCTGAGATTAACTGGTGGTGCTGCAGTCCAAAGAAACCTCGCTGTTGGCGGCAACATGCGTGTCTATGGTGACTTTGAGATTTCTGGTAGCACAACACAGTCTGGTAACACTGGATTTAGCGGTCGTGTTTCGATTACTAACACTTCTGACGCTACATCTTTCGGTGATAACTCTGTTGCTCTTATAACCGATGGTGGTTTAAGAGTAAGCAAGAATGCATGGGTTGGTGGTGACTTCTATGTTTGGGATGATGCAAACTCTAGAAATGCATTTTATGTAGATACAAGCACTGGTGATGCAACCCTACACAACACCCTTACTGTCGGCGGAAACCTTATTGTCAATGGCACAACCACTACTGTTAATTCTACGGTCACAACTCTCGATGACCCTATTATTACTCTGGGTGGTGACACAGCACCCGCGTCTAACGACGCTAAGGATCGTGGTGTTGAATTCCGTTATTACGACGGCACTGCGAAAATTGGTTTCTTCGGATATGACAGATCCGCCAACCAATTCGCATTCCTGACAAGTGCAACCAACAACTCTGAAGTTCTTACTGGTACAGATGCTGCTCTTCGTGCTGGTTCTCTTAATCTTACTGGGTCTGGCACATCTCTTGATGTTGATGCCAATGCCAATATTGACGGCACCCTGACTGTAGATGGGCAGATCATTTCTCAGGTTACTTCTGGTCCTGCTCTGGTCATTCCTACCACTAATAAGATTAACAATTTGAATGCTGACCTTCTGGACAGCATGACAACTGCAAGTGCAAACACTGCATCTACAATTGTCAACCGTGATGCTTCTGGTAACTTCTCTGCTGGAACTATTACCGCTGACCTGACAGGTAATGCTGATACAGCAACTACTCTGGAGACTGCAAGAGATATCATTCTTGAGGGTGTTGTTACTGGCACAGTATCCTTCAATGGATCTGCCAACGTAAGTATTGCAACATCTTATAGTGATGCAGACATCACTGCACTCGCTGCAATGGCAGGCACTGGTCTGGTAACAAGAACTGCTGCTAATACCTACGCACAACGCTCTGTAACCGCCACATCTTCCTCTGGTATCACTATTACTAACGGTGATGGTGTTTCGGGTAACATCACGATTAACGTCGCTTCTACAGCAAATAACTCAGCAAACAACCTTGTCCTTCGTGACGCTTCTGGTAACTTTGCTGCTGGCACAATTACTGCAGCATTGACAGGTAATGTCACTGGTAATGTTGCTGGTAACGTTACTGGTAATGTAACAGGCACAGTTTCTGATATTAGCAATCATGATACTGGTGATCTGGCAGAAGGTACTAATTTGTATTACACAGATGCTCGTGCTGATGCTCGCATTGCTGCAGCAACTACAAGTGACCTCACTGAGGGCACTAATCTTTATTATACTAATGCTCGTGCTGATGCTCGTGTTGCTGCTGCAACTGGTGCAAATCTTGATTTGTCTCAGAAGTCCACTACAGACCTCTCTGAGGGCACTAACCTCTATTATACTGAGGCAAGAGTGCAGGATAAACTGGACAATGCTTTTGAGCAACTGACAGCAATGCTCAATAACCTTGCAAACACTACTACTCTGGTTCTGAACTTGTCTGGCGATCCTACTCCTGGTGACGTGACTGCATTCAACAATGCTTCCTTGTCTGGTGGTACAGGTTATAACACTGCTACTGCTGTTGCTACTACATCTGATGGTAGTGGCACAGGTCTCACAGTTGATATCATTGCTTCTGGTGGTGTTATTACTGCCGTTGCAATTAACGGTGATGGTTCTGGTTATGCAGTTGGTGAAACTATTACAATCACAGGTGGTGGCGGTAATGCTACTATCGATGTTTCTGCTGTTGTTGAAATGGCAATTGGAGATACCGTCACTGGCGGTACATCTGGCACCACGGGCATCATTACCGCTGTTGGTGCAACTTCAGTAACCGTCGATAATGTTGACGGATTCTTCAAGAAGACTGAAACAGTATCTGCTGGTGATGTCACTACCCTTACAATCAGTTCATTCGGTTGATAACTAATGTCCGCTACTAGACCCGCTACTAAAACAGAACTAAGAGATTACGCTCTTCGCCGTTTGGGTTATCCCACAATCGATATCAACGTTGCTTCCGCTCAACTTGACGATTTGATTGAAGAGGCGATTGATTACTATCAAGAGTATCACTATAATGGCAGTTATAAGTCATTTATTAAGATTGAAGTGACTGATGCTATTAAGACTGCTGCTAAGTCCTCTACACAGCAAGGTTCAACTAACTGGTATGAAAACAATAACTATGTTTCTCTGCCAGATGGTGTTCTGAGTGTCAATCATGTGTATAGTCAGATTGGTGCATCTAGCGTTGTTCCTGGTAATATTTTCAATATCAAATATCAAATCTTTTTGAATGATATCTATGCAATGACGCATGGACACATTCTTCATTATTTTATGACTTCTCAATATCTTGAAACTTTAGATTGGGTTACTAATAATAACAATAATCGTAGAGTTAGATTTAATGAACATCAAGGTAGATTATATCTCGACTTTGATTGGGATGAATTGCAAGCGGGTGATTTTATCTTAGTTGAAGTTATCATGCGTCAGGATCCTGAGACTTTTACTGACATGTATAATGACTCTTGGTTAAAAGACTATGTTGAAGCACTATTCCAGCAGCAATGGGGTCGTAACCTAAGTAAGTATGACGGTATTCAGATGTTGGGTGGTGTTACTCTCAACGGTCGTCAAATTCTTGAAGACGCAAGTCAATTTAAAAAAGATCTTGAAGATCAAGTTCGCTCAACATACGAAATTCCTCCCCTGGACCTTGTAGGCTGATATGGCATTTTCTAACGACCCACCAAACGATTATGTCTTTAGAGATCACACAAATCTTCTAAAGGCAAACGGTTCTGCTCAAGAACAAACGTTTATTGAAAATTTAATTGTAGAGAGTATTCAAATCTATGGTCAAGATATCTATTACTTACCTAGAACGTATGTTAATAGAGACACTATTCTAGGTGAAGTTGAGAACAGTAACTTTACGCAGGCACTTGCTGTTCGTGCGTATGTTAATAATGTAGAAGGGTGGGAAGGTCAAGGAGAACTGCTGAGTAAGTTTGGTGTACGTATTGAAGATAAAACAACGTTTGTTTTTTCTAGAGAAAAGTTTACTTCAGCAGTAGATGATAATGCTGTTCTGAATGTTGAGGGTCGTCCCAATGAGGGTGATCTGATTTGGTTTCCTGCTGCAAAGCATTTGTTTGAGATTCAATTTGTAGAAGCAGAACGTCCGTTCTATCAATTAGGAAAGGGATATGTCTGGGAAGTCCAATGCGAACTCTTCCAATACAGCGACGAAGACCTCGACACTGGTGTTGCAGAAATCGACGCTATCGAAACTGCCTTCGCCAATTCTATCAAGTTGGTTATGGATGCTGGCGGCTCTGGCGACTTTACAGTCGGTGAGGAGATTGTTGGCGATCAATTTCGTGCGGCAGCAACTGCAACGATTGATTCGGGGGCAGTAACCGCAATCACAGTTACAGATGGTGGAGAGCACTATAAGTCTGCTTTGCCACCTACAGTTACTATTACAGGAGGAGGTGGAAGTGGTGCTACAGCGACTGCTACGGTATCTAGTGCTGGTATTGTCACTAGCATTTCTATCACTGCTGGGGGCACAGGTTATACTTCTGCACCTACTGTTACAATTGACTACTCACCCAAAGACTCAAGAGCAGAGGTCAAGTCCTGGAACAGTTCTACAAGAGAACTCCAAGTCATCAACAGAACAGGAACCTTCAACACTGCTGAAACAGTGAAAGGTCTAACCTCTGGTGCTCTCTGGAGTCCTGAGTCTTACAACACACTAAATAACACTAATACCGCTGATAGTATTGATCAGAACTATAGTTTTGAGACTGCTGATGACGATATTATAGATTTCACAGAAGGTAATCCCTTCGGTTCCATTGGGTCCACTACTGACACTACAATCTGATGTTAGGCACATATTCATATCACGAAATTTTTAGAAGAACTGTTGTTGCGTTTGGTACGCTATTCAACAACATCGAACTTCGTCGTTCAACTGAGGTGATGAAAGTGCCTTTGGCATATGGACCAAAGCAGAAATTCTTAGCACGTTTGGATCAAAATCCAGATCCAACAAATAAAAGAGTTCAAATTACTCTGCCTAGGATTTCATTTGAGATCAATGGTATTTCATACGATAGCACTAGAAAGGTATCACCAACTCAAAAAATTAGAGTCCCAAAAGATGTGGACGAAAATAAGAACGCATTTATGCCCGTTCCTTATAACTTATCATTTGAGTTAGCAATCATTTCTAAGAATCAGGAAGATGGTCTACAAATTCTTGAACAAATCCTTCCTTATTTTCAACCTCACTACAATCTTTCGGTAAAATTGATACCTGACCTGAATGAGACAAAAGATGTTCCTGTTGTTCTCAACAGTGTAGAATATGAAGATGACTACGAAAATAATTTTCAAACTCGTAGAGCAATCATTTACACTTTACAATTCACTGTAAAAACATATCTCTACGGTCCTGTCACCGATCAAAAGGTTATCAAGAAGGCAATTACGGATATCTATGGAGATGTAAATACCACATCTGCACCCAGAGAAGTCCGTTACACTATTCAACCAGATCCCATCACAGCAGATGCTGATGACGATTTCGGATTTGGTATTGTTGATGAGGACTTTACTGATAATAAGAAGCGTAATCCTGTAAGCGGTAATGATGAGGCAATAACCTAATGGCAAATCCCTTTGATGGTCTCAACGATGCTTTTGGTACAGAACCAACTGAATTACAAAAGCATGTTGAGAAAGTGAAACCCACTCTTAAAAAATCTGATACTGAGGATGTCAAACAAGACTACGAGACCACTCGTGCTCAGTTACATAATCTAGTGATGAAAGGACAGGAGGCAGTAGATGGCATACTTGATGTGGCACGAGCGTCAGATCATCCTCGTGCTTA